AGGTATAGGTGGTGGAAACGTTCCTGACCGTAGTGACGATCCCGTTGGAGCCAATAGCGTCCAGGTTGCCAGCATTGATGCCAACGCCCCTAGTGGACGGACTGTTGTAGGTAGTCGTCTTGGTCACCGACCTTGACTCGGTCTGCACCAAGTACTCTGTAACGACTCGCTGCGAGCGATACATCGAAGTGTTCGAGGCCAGGTCTTGAACGAAACCCTGAGGAACGCCACCAACATTACCCGAGCGCCAGTCAAAAGACTGAGCAGCGCTAAGGATGGGAGCGAAAGTGTCTCTGACGATCTTCTTTACGTTGCCCTCTGTGCCATACTCATAAGTGGTTTCGGAGTAGCCCTGAAGAACCTGCTCAACACCATCAAAGGGGCAGTTGCCACTAGGCAGGCAAGCATATCCGTAGAGGTAGGTGCAGTAGGCATGCTTGTCGGCAAAGTACTGGCCGTTGAGTTCAATTTTCGGTCCCCTGATTTCCTCGTAGATCCTTGACACCTGCTGAGCTGGCCCCGCGTACTCCGTCCTAGATGTCCTGGTGGCCGACACCGCGACAAACTGAGGAGATGACTTGGTCTCCCATCCGTAGTTGCACGACACAGGTACCACGGAAAAGCCAGTCCCCTCGTCGTCCTCGTCGTCCTGGTAGGTTCCCTGGGGAGCGGTAGGGGTGTTACCGCAGTCAGACGTCACGGGGTCCTCGATCACTGGAGTGGTATTTGTGCCACCTGCCTCCTCATCTCCGTTCTCGACACAAGCAACCTCGGTAACGTTGCCGTTAGCATCCTCGAGGAGGCACTCGGTACCAGCTTCGGGGTTTCTCTCCCAAACGGAAGCAGGATACTGAGTGAAGTAGTTCGATACCTCGACGTCCTCCACGTATTTGATACCAGTAGCGGGATCCTCCTGGACGCCACCACTCCCATCCTCTTCTTCCTCCTCCTCTTCTTCCGCCGGCTCGAGAGGCACGTCGTAGGCAACGTTGATACGGTCTGGGATGATTGACGTGCCAGATAATGGTGTTGCGGCGATCGTCGTTTGACCGAACACCGAGACCCAACTGCCTGAAGCTATACCCGAGGTGCTGTCTCCTTGGAAGAAACTTTTCCTTACCAGGGAGCCGTTGTTGTTTTGGTAAAGCACCTTGCCAGGAGCAAACAGGGCGCTAGCAAGGCTCTGAATGTTCTCGTTGGCTGGGTCAAGCTCAATAGGGGAGTAGGGCAGAAGCGCGTCGATCTCGTCGGTCAAGGACGCAAGAGCGATGCGACAACCAATCTCGACAGAAAGCTCCTCCGTCTCGGGGGCGTATGAGGTGGCGAGGACGTACAGCAAGCCTCTGGGGTGGACAAAGGTCGTACCATCGGTGTCGACCATAGTAAGACGAACCGTAGAGCCTCTCTTGAAAGCGTTACGCTCGTAGTCGGACAAGTCGGCCTGGCCTGGCTGTTGGGCTAGGACCACAGCGCCCGTGGTCTCCATTAGGCCATTGCCATTGACGCTAGAGTCGCTAGCCTGCCACTCCACCATGGAGCTGGTGTAGTCAACGCCACCGATCGTGAGAGAGGCTGCGCGAGTAGACTGTACAACGTATGCCATCGATCAAACCTCCTGCATTCCGAATGAAACCAGAAAATCCCTAGCGCTTAACCTGTTATAAGATGGAGGCGTGATAAAGATCGCCGAGGTGTTAACTGTTGGCCCAAAGGTTTCATCAGACACTCCGACAGCCGCTGCCAGGCCTGCTGCTCTGTCCGTGTCCCAGGCGCGATACATTTCATCAAACTCTTCGGCCTGTGCTCTAGTCATCATCGTGACAATGGTCCACTGGTACTTATCGTTAAACGCTGGACCGCTCATAACGTTAGATCCGCTAGTAGAAAGGCTAAACCCGTACGCGCCTACATACGATCTAGGCAGCACATTGTCTATAAAATTATTGATCTGAAAACTATAGACAGATCCACCTCCACTGGGAGTGAAAGAAACACCGATACGAAGAGCTGTCATTTTAAGCGCCTGGCTGCGACTAGGTTACCTAGTGCCGCCTGCCAGGATATAGTATTTCTTCCTGTACTTGGGGCCCAGTGGAAACTGAACCTTGCCATTGATAACGGCTGGCCCGAAGTCGTCAGAGGCCTCTACAAGGGCCACGAAGGCCTTGTCGTAGCCTTCTGTGAGTATATCTATCACCGCCGCTGTTTGGCCGTCCCTCCCGGCGTATTTCAGGGCTATGTAGTGATACGTAAGTGTTTCCCTTAATTCCGCCTCGCTCTGCTCCTGCAGGGGCGTCGACGGGTAGCTCTCGCCCTCAGGGCTCTTAGATTCAGCCAGCTCCATATAGGTCTGGGCAATATCCTTGGGGTCGCCGATGATGAACAAGATTCTTCCGAAGCTGACCCCAGGGTACCTATCAGCGCCTGCGCATGCGACGTTGGCGAAGCATGTTCACCATCATGTTGTTCGCGGTTTGAGTAGGATTGTCGGACTGAACTGTAACGTTTTGGTTGTAAGTGTCGCCACCCTGGGCTGCCTGAATCGCACGGGCAACGCTGTGCAAACTGCCAGCGCCCTTAGCCGCATGGCTGCCAACCTGCTTGTTGATGTTGACACCACCGCTAGGGATGTCCAGCTGCTTAGTGAGGTGAGCAGGAATAATGGTACCAGAGCTAGGAGCTTTCCAGACGCTCCAGGGAGCGGCGTTAATCATGCTTAGCTTGCCACTGGCCGAAAGGAAGGCCTCCTGTCCCATTTCGTTGATGTATGTTTTTTGACCACCTGAAATCGGGCCACCGGCAAAGTTGTTAGGAATGCCTTTACTTCCGGGCGAGACAGTGCTAGTAGATCTGGCCCTGGAGGCTGCGGCTTGGGCTCTCTGCGCCATTTGGTAGGCAGATACCATTGCAGTGCGTAGATCATTTGCCTTGGCGATCTGGTCATTTAGCGAATCAATAGCAGCCTTTTTGTTATCGTAGATCGCCTTAAGTTCGGCGGCCTTGGCGTCCGCAACAAGCTGCCTTTGTCCCTCGATTTCCCTGTTGACGTCCTTGATCGTTTGCAGCTCGGTAGCTTTAGCGTTTTCTAGAGCCCGGATCCTGCCGTCGTATTCCTCTGTAATCGCTTTGATCTGACGCTTGTGCTCCTTTTCTGCTTCAAGGATCTTGTTTTGGACGATCTCCTCTTCCCTTTTCTTCTCCGCCAGTAGCTCACGGCGCCTGACCTGGGTGTCCATCTGATGCAACTGCTCTTTGAGCTCCAGGGTTTCTTTGCGGCTAAGGCCGCCAGCCTGCAGCTTGGCTTGAATCTCTTTCCTCTTAATCCGTTCCAGCTCTTTAGCATACACCGACTGCTTGTCAAGCTCAGCTAGTTCGGCGTCGTAACGATCCCTGACGGCCTGCAGCTCAGCCTTGAGTCCTTCCATCTTACCTTCGTGGACTCTCTTGGCCGCATCGAGGGTCTGCTGTTGAGCATCCTTTTCTTTCTCTAACAGGTCGTTAATGCGCTCGACTTCGGCCTCGTGCATAGCCACCTTCTTCTCAGCCTCCTGCTCCAGGAAGCCCAGAGCACGCTCAGCGCCTGCGATTCTCAGGTTAAATTCTTTTTGCAGGGCGGTAAAGTTCGCCTTAGACTGCTCAACCAACGCTTTGTGCTCTACTCCAAGGTTCTTTATGGAGAACGCATGAAGATCCGCAGCATTCGTTGCGCCGTTAATAGCGACCTCTTCTTCCTCGATCTTTCTGTTAAGTTCATCTTGTTCTTCAGCGGCATTACTGGTTGCGACACCGTATGCGACCGTAGCTGCTGCAGCGACAGCGGCTGCCGCGGCGATATTACCCCAGTTACCGGTCAGGGCATTAAAGACTGCGGTTGCGATGTTCAGGGCAATCTGGGCGGCCTGCTGAGCCATGATCAGGCTCTTGATCGTTGTCAGGGCTGCAATGATCGCGCCCATGTTCTGCACTGCAGCGATACCGAAAGCAACAGCCATCGCGGCGCCGACAGCTGCAAAGATCGGTGCTAGAACCCTGGCGTTGTTTGCGACAAAGTCAAAGGCTGATCCAATCAGATTAATTGATTCGATGACAAGTTTGAGCGAATTGGTGAAGGGACCGCCAAGAGCTTTATCCATCTCTTGGAACGCATTGATGAACTTACCAGAAGTCACGGTAATGGCAGACCCAAGGGCCTCCAGTCGCGCCTCAATCGTGGCGTCCATCTCCTCTGCAATTCTTCTGAAGGCACTGCCTTTTTCGGTCATTTTGTCCAAGGCCGCGGCGACTTCGTTGAAGCCGATCTTGCCATCTTCTGCCAGTTTTCGGACCTGCTGCGAACTGACGCCCATCACCTCTGACAGCATCTGATAGATGGGAATACCTTGGTTTGCGAATTGCATCAGGTCACGAGTGTAAGCTCGCTGGTTTGCCTGGATCTGACCCAGGTTTCTTGCCATGTGCTGCAGTTCGCCGCCAGTAGCAGAAGCGACGATAGCCAGCTGGTCGACTCGGTGGATAGCATCCTCGGTACTGATGCCGAAGCCCATCATGATCTTGGAGGCCTCGGCCACCTGCTTCACATTAAAAGGAGTAGCCTGTGCGATCTTGACGAACTGATCGAAAGCTGCCGTGGCTGCCTCTGCGCTACCCGTGAAACCTTTCAACTGGATCATCAACACTTCCATGCCGATACCCTGCTGCACCAGGTTCTTAACGGCGCCACCCAGTGCGCGGATGGCATCCAAAGCCAGGCCGGCTGCGATGTTTGCGCCAGTAATAGAGCGACCGAAGCTTTCGTTGATCGCGAGGTTCTTAGCCTCGTTCTTGGCCTCCTTTAGTCGTTTAGAAAGGGTGACCCATTCCTGCGTCAGCTTCTTGGTGCCTTCCTTGTATTTTGTAGTGTTATTCAGCAGTTCACGAAGAACCCTAATTGAGTTAGCAACCTCTCTCGGGGTCTTGCCGAACTCACCGTTAATAGCCTTGACACCCTTCTCGATCCTATTACCGATCGAGGACATGTTGTTCATTTCAGCGGCAACAGCCTTGCCACCCTCTAGTTTGATGCCAATAATCTTGTTCTTATCCTTGAATGCTTTATCCAGCATCGAGCTGGCATTCTTGGCTCCGGCATCGAAAGCATCAAAGAAAGTATTGATCGCGCTGATCGCAGCCTGGTTATTTACGTTAAGGTCGAACTGTAGCTGCTGAGCCATACCCGCGATCAAAAGCTACTTATAGCCTTCCATTAAAAAAGAGCCCCCGAAAGGGCTCTTGGGAATTTGCGTGATCAGGATCAGGCGATCGAGGTAACGCGGGCGATAGCCACACCGTCTGCGGCGTCTTCGGACACGGT